GAGGAAAAGATACAGCTCCTCGACACCCTCCTGTTGGATACATCACATATCCTAGACCCAGGCGTCTACGAAGATCTCTCTAACATGAAAAAGAGAGTTATCCACGACCAGAAAACATCACGCGCGCTTTTCTTCGCGCGTACTCATACACTCATTAGCGATTACGCAAACATCCTTAAAAAACCCATTTCACATATTAAAGAGGATAACCTACCAATTTTGAGGAAGAAAAATGAGCTCATTGTATCTTTCTTAGACATAGTCAGACAGATAGCTAGAACCAAAGAATGGATAGATCTCGATATACCTGCTAACCCGGAGAAAGTGGACAATATAGATTTGAGCTCGTACTGCCCAGCATGTGAAAACACGGACGAAGATACGTTTGAGTTGGATGATTTTAACAGAAAAACATGTCTTAATTGTTCCACACAACAATACGCAATCGAAACCGGAATCACTCATAAAGACTACACACGTGTCAATATCGTGGGTAAGTTCATATACAACAGAGTCCTTCATTTTCAGGACTGCATCAAACAATATCAAGGGAAACAGAATTGTAAGATCCCTGACAAACTGTATGAAGATCTAGATCTCAAATTCAAAGCCTACAGACTTCTCATCACAGACCCAGACGATATACCAAACAACATCAGATACTCAAAGATAACACGCAACCACATCATGATGTTTCTCAAGGAACTCAGATTCACCAAACATTACGAAAACGCAAATCTTATCTACTTTACGTTAACTAACAAACGGGTTGATGATATTAATCATTTAGAGGACAGACTCATTGACGATTTCAAGGAACTTGTATCTCTGTATGATGAAATCCACGGTAAAGACAAACCCGAAGAATTGGACAGAAAGAATTTCATGAATGTGCAGTACCTCCTATTCCAGCTTCTCAGGAGACACGGACACCCGTGTAAGATAGAGAACTTCACAATCCTCAAAACCGTCGACCGAAAGCTTTTCCACGACACAATCTGTAAAAACTTATTCGACAAACTAGGATGGAAATTTACACCAACTTTCTAATCATTACCTCATAAGGTAATGATTGATCATCCATATGTTTTCTTTGCCATTTGAGTTTGAGAACGATTTTTCTAATCATTACCTCATAAGGTAATGATTGATCATCCATATATGTTTTTAGTCTCGAGTTGTTCCTCGATGTAGTCGTATGGATATTCTTTGCCATTTATGAGTTTGAGAACGATTGTGTCTCGTTCCATTTCACGAACCAATTCAGTGCCGGGTTTATGAATAGACACAACCCTCAACAGATCGCGATCTATCTTTTGGGGAGTGTTAGTCTGTACTGCTATATCGTGAAGCCTCATACTCTGGTCCAAAAGCGACTTGAGCGTCTTATTGCAGACCGCGCCGTTGTTCACGCCATCATCGCAATCGATCACAGCGACGACCCGACGGCTTCCGCTCTTGGGCTTCATGCTATACATATTGATAAGATCGTTCATGGACGACATACCAAGACGGATGGTCCTGTCCCAGTCGTAGTATACCATCACTATACCCACGAAAGTTAATACGATAGTAAGAATAATCAACCACCTTTTCATTTTATACATATCAATATATTATGTCAGAGTGGCATCAACGCCGTGTACTTAGATTCCCCGTTCACCAAATACCCCAGGACCAGGCCTTCCAATGCACCGACATGATTAGTCAGATTAATAATCTCCTCTGTGTTCATATATGAATACACATCAACATCTGGATGCTCTGGATGCTCTGGATGCTCAAACACCGTGTCCTTGTACGCGTTATAGCCATAACGGTTCCAAAACCTCACCAGATTAACAGCCACTTCTAAACCTGACCTGACAACGGTCATCGCTTCATCTCTCTCGTACACAGGATCTACGTTCTGAGCTAGATAAATCCGATCTCCGATGACCGTGTTGTACATGAAGTAAGGATGAGTGTATCCAATCCTCACGTTCTTAGTGACCATATTGTTTGTTTTGTAACTATCAACTAACCCCTTCACAGCTTCTGGGCTATCGAGGACAAACTGGGAAGGCCTCTCATCGAAGTCAGAGATTTCGTCGTAGAAGCCGTCGATGTGTATCCTGTCTTTATAGTTGAGTAATTTGTCAAAGTGTGTGTTTTGGTAGAGTCTAAGCATATACATGAGACGTATTAACATTTCTCTCGATGTCGTAATCACCTTCGCGCGGTTTTCCACGAACTGTGATTCAAGAGAAAACTTTGAAGACATGTTCTTACTCGTATAATCGTAGCCCGACCTGATTACAACATGTTCTCTTATGAATTGGCCAAGTTGCTGCTCGTTAAGCGCACCGGTCGTGTACCCTCGGGTGTTCATGAACCGCGACAAAAAGTATAAACTGTATTGGTAGATAACCTTGGCTATCTTCTTATTGTGACTGAGTTTAGAAATTACCGTTGTTGACGGCCTCAGGAGATTATCGTATTCCTTGGGGGCGTCTGTGGTCACGACACTGTCCAGTCTACCTGGGTCGTCAGAAAGAAATGTAACGTTCAGGTTGCCTCTAATCGTCGCGTCCACCTCCCGAACGCGTCCCTCGCTGGTTCGCTGTTTGGTGAATACCACTCGGTTAGCTTTTCCAAACGCTCTCAACACACTCAGAGACGCCCTGTACACTTGCGTGGCCTTGTCCGCATTGTAGGGAGGGAGCGGTTCAGACACCATAGTAAGCATAGACCCGTTATGATCGATATTAACCACTCTACATTTACCGTAAATATCTACTAATTGAGACTTCACGTTCAATCTAGGTAAAGAGATGGACGGTAGCATCGTGTTGTGACTAAACGATCTGTTGATGTCTTTGAAGACGCCCCACATTTTCTCGACCACCTTATCAAAGTATGGGAATGATGTCTGCATGTTGTTGAGGACCTTGACGTCTGGTGTTTTCGTGCGCGTTATCAGTTCACATTGGACTTCGGAGACTGTGTCGCTGCTGTGTATATCGTGTTGGTATATGAAGATGGTGGAGCGAGTGGGCTTCATCTTATAGTATGCTTGAGTATGCCTTGGTATGTGAATGGTACCGCTTGGGTCTTTGTCGCTGGCCGAGAATACAAATATGCTACAGCTGAAAACCATTTCCATTACGTGCCCGAATTCGAGAGCGTTTAGGTTTGTTGAACGAAGTTTGTCCAGTATACTTGAAACGGGCTCATCGTAGAACTCTTGTTTCGCAGCCATGGCGTTCCTGGGTGTAGCGATCTTTGTCCTCATGCGCTCAACAATGGGTATACGATCCTCGACCTGAAGATACTGAATACCCTCAATATTCAAAGCGAGCATAACACATTCAAGAAATGAGTTCTTGGTTATATTTGAACCAACTCTGACAAACTGATATTCAGGGTTTGGTTCAATGAGAGAAAAGAGTTCTTTAATATTTACAGGAAGTGTGCCTGGCAAACCAGGAGCCATTGTTTTACCTGAAATAAAAATATCCTGGTTAGCACTGCTTTTCTCTTTTACCTGATCTTGGGCATAATAGTACCTAAACTTGGTCCCCTCCCTGTTTTGGTCTTTTGTGTAACAGCACGGGATGTAAGGGAACTTATTCTTATTCTCAAGCGTGTTGTCCCTCAAACCCGGATAGGGGTGGGTCTCATGTTCACACACATAAGCTCGTTTAGTGCTCTCCCCGTGGGCAGGGAACTCCATGACCTGCCGCTCCTTGGTTCGTCTGTATTCCGCGGCCTGCTCCTTACTCACTATAGTAGGACGCTTGAGGCACTTCCTTGAATATGTTGGTAAAAAGATATCCGGCGCGATGGCCCTCAGTTCTAGTTTTTCTAGCTTCCTGTGTCTGACGATCAGTTTCGTTTGTTCGTCTTTGAGGAACTTGGATCCGAGGAACTTCCTGTAGTCGGCTATTATCAAATCCCTCTCGTTGTTGTAGAGGGTGAAAAGCCTACCTAAAATTTGCTGATATTTAACAGAATCTGCGATTGTTTTAGCCTTAACCCTTACACGAATGTAGTTACTTCCCTCGTCTTCCATCCCGTACATGTTTGCTCTATTGGTCTCTTGCATTGTGATACTTAGGATATCGTCCGTATTGAGCACATACACATACGCGTTCAGCTTGATTTTAGACGCCTTGATGGACTCGTTCAGAGCAACTATCCGTTTGAAGAAGGGGTTATTCATACACATCTCTGCCCAAATTGGTATGAGGATAGTCTGATTTGGATAGGTTATGTATCCTCCAGTGGCTTGTTCGTCTACGCGAGTAATCATCTGTCGAGTCAAATTTGGAAAGACATTCAGCGTTCTGTCGATGAAGGTGTTTCGATCGACATTGCGATGTCCTACATTCATAGTGAGCGTGGCAACAATTTCATTGTCTATGATCGTGAAGGCAGCATTCGTGTATTTTTTATACGAGTTCTTGAGTTGCCTGAGGTCTGATGTTAATTCATCATCAACTTTCAAAAGGATTACATTAGCTGTCTCAAGTTCAAGCCACTCAGAACTGGGAGCGAAATCGTGAAAAACTTTGTAGAAAGAACCCGTGTTGGCGTAAGGAACCATTTTGGTCACTGAAATTGAGTTGAAAAGCTCAGCCACAGTTACGGACTCCTGGGTAAAACGGATGGTAAATTGAACTGTTGACACTTCGTATTCTGTGGTGCTTATAGATGGAATATTCTCAAACTCCTCAAATGTACGCACCGTCTCATTAACCTGGTCTTTGAGTTTGTTTATTTTTGCGTATAGGTTTTTCTTGATATTAGCTCGGTCTTTCCAGATGGCCCGTGCGTTCAGGGCGGTGAGCCCCGTTATGACGAAATCTAAGAACACCTCAACGTCTGAAACCTTGTCGTTATTCAGATCGTGGGTGGCTATGAAGAACCGCTCAGCGTCCTCCCTGCTGATCTTACTAAAATCAATCTTCTCTTCAGGAAACTTGACCTCAACAGAGTTCAATAAATATCGGAGAACGTTTGTGACTAGTATATTACCAGTTTGAGAAGGATTCTTAATTTCTGGGTTAAACACGAGGTACTGAGGTAGCGTGTTCATGGTTGTCGCGATCCTGTTTTTGATAGTATCCACCGTGTCAGATAGGTATACCTTAAAGTTATTACCATTTATCTGCATATTTTACTGATTAAGGAAAGCTTTTAGGGGACTAAGTATAAACGTTTATACTTAAAATGACCACTTATAACTCAGACGAATTATCAAACCATGGCGAATATGCTTATTTGCGGCTCGTGCGCGACGTCTTATCCAGAGGCGAGTACAGGCCTGACAGGACCGGGACGGGTACGCTGTCGCTGTTTGGCACGCAGAGCCGATATAGCCTCAGTAACTCAACAATCCCTATTCTCACAACAAAACAAATGTTTACACGAAGCATCATTGAGGAATTATTATGGTTTATCAGAGGATCCACAGACTCTAAAGAATTATCTAACAGAGGTGTGAAAATATGGGATGCCAATGGCTCGCGAGCGTTCCTAGACGATCACGGGTTCGGTCACCGCGAAGAAGGGGATTTGGGACCCGTGTATGGATTTCAGTGGAGGCATTGTGGCGCTACATATGATACATGCAAAAGCGATTACACAGGTCAAGGGGTTGACCAACTCAAAAACTTGATTGACCAAATTAAAAAAAACCCTACCAGTCGCAGACTTATCTTGTGTGCATGGAATGCCGTAGATGGCCCAAATATGGCGCTACCACCCTGTCACTGTCTCGCGCAGTTTTATGTCCATCAATTTGAACAACCTAAGCTATCATGTCAATTGTATCAACGCAGTGGAGACTTGGGACTAGGGGTACCATTCAATATAGCAAGCTACGCGATCCTCACACACATGATCGCGCATGTCGTGGGGATGAGGGCCGGCGAACTGATCCACACGCTCGGAGACGCACACGTCTATCTAAATCATACAGAGCCGCTAAAACAACAACTAAAGAGACAACCAGTACACCCATTCCCGACACTTCATTTCAAAAGAAACATCAACGATATCGACAAATTTAATTATAATGACTTCGAAATAAGGGATTACAAACATCAGGGTAAGATCGCAATGAAAATGGCACTCTAAAACGAAAGTTCATCACCCCCAGAAGTGATGAAAATATTCCAAAAATATTCCAAAAATATTCCAAAACGAAAGTTCA